AACTTAATCGGCAGCCTTTGCGCCGCTGCTGTGATTATCGGTTGCATACTTTTGGGGTTATGGCTGTTTGCCTGACAAAGCGAGACATTGCCCGGAAGGTACTTCAAGGCTTAGACCGTGAGATGATCTCGTACCGTGATGCAGCGAAAATCTTTGATATCCGAACGGCGTATTTCTGTCATTTGAAGGACGAAAAGAGATTCATGAGGATTCCAGGCAAGGTTTGGGCTAAGTTTAGAAAGTACTGTGAATCCGGTAAAAATATGAGTGATTTCAAAATAAATTAATAACTTTGGATTATGAAAAAAATGATTCTTATTCTATTTGCAGCAATAATGACGTCATGTACTTGTGTAATGTCACAGATACCGTCACAATCGCTGTACGTTGATCAATCCTGCGGAGCCGCACTGCCTGACTACCGGCTGCGGATGACCTTCACAGATAATTGTCAGATTGATACGGTTGAGCAAACACCCACGCCTGGTTCATGGTTAACTCAGAGGTACAACACTGTACTCATAAGGGCTATCGACAACTTTCAGAACCACACCGACGTGTTATTCTCGGTCGAACTGATTGACACAATCGGCCCTGCGCTTGTACGGTGGGACACGACACTTATAACTGATGCGTTCGAAAAAATCAGTACTTTGTACAACGTTGCCGACCGAATGTTGGCCTATGAAGAGATGTGGTTTGATGCTAACTTTGACTGGGCTGCAGCGGGGATACCCGATTCACTTCAACCGACAAACGAGTATTTCAACAAAGTCATGTTAACATGGTCCTCTCCAGGGCTTGCCTTTGGCTTGCCCGGTAGCCGTATTCATACATTCGTCACTCCGGGGGATACTTTGATAATCCCGCCGGACTTTTGATCTTTTCATGTTTTCTCTCGTTTGTTTTCAAGTCCCCGCAAATGCGGGGACTTGTTTTTTTATTATATTCGCCGCATGATTATGAGTTGTGATACAGGTAAAAGACATAGTGAACAAATGCCACATAAGCATGAATGACTCCGGTTATATCGCAGTCTATGGCTCTTACTATGCTGAAGGCGGAACAAGACGTGAGTCTCTTACTAATCTGCTCGATGAAATAAATGCCGAAAGAGGATACAGAGATTTGAGGCGAAGGATGAAAAAAAGAGTTTTCTGGAACAGTATTTCAATGAACTAATGGCAACACATGATCAGTGGCTGATGTTTTTCTATACTATCAATATCGATGTTTGTCATTTTGATTTAACTCATTCGCCGCTTTTTCTGTGGGAATCCATAGGACAAAAACCTGAAGCTATGTATGACTTTAATTGTCACGTCCATCTTTTATCTACTCCGTCATGGGCAAGCTAAATGTTGTTGTTGTCATGACTTATTATAACCGCATTGAACAATTGCGGTTGACACTGGAATCAATTAACAAATCCAGGTACAAGGATTTCAAAGTAATTATAATTGATGATGCTTCACCACAGGAAATCTCAGGAATAGGCGATTATAAATTTCAAGTTGACATTTACAGGCTTGTAGAAAAGATTTCATCTAATCCGGGTCCGCTTTATAACATCGGATTTAAGTATGCGATTGACAAAGGCGCGGATGTGATAATCATTCAAAATGCAGAGTGCTATCATGAAGGCGATATTGTTACTCATGCTTCACAGATAAAGCCTAATGAGTATCTTACTTATCATTGTTATTCACTTGCCAAAGATCAGAAGATAGGCGTAGAGAGGCGTGATTTACTTCCATTGGAATCCGGTGATGAAGGCTGGTATAACCACGAAATGGTACGTCCGACAATGTTTCATTTTTGTTCAGCAATAAACGCCCGTGACCTTAAAAGATTAAACGGATTTGACGAAAGATTCGCGAAGGGTATTTGTTATGAGGACGATTACTTTGTTCATCAGATTAAGAATCTGAAACTTGATGTTAAGTTTATTCACGAGCCGTTTGTTTACCATCAATGGCATTCAATTGAGCCGCGCAATCCTGCCCTGACTGCATATAATGAACAGATATGGACTTCGCTTAAAAATAATACAGAGTATCGCGCCAAGCATCTCATCACCCAGGATTTATGATAAGCGTGGTAATGGCATACTATAACCGGCAGGCACAACTCACGAGGACACTAATCTCAATGAGTGAAAGTAAATACAGGGATTTTAATGTTGTTATTGTTGATGATTGTTCGCCGGAAGATATTGTTTTACCGGAGCTTCCGTTTGAAGTTAAGGTAATCAAAAACAAAGAGAAGTATATTAATTCCGTACCGGTGTTTAACCAGGGTTTTAACGAAGCATTAAAATTCAATCCCGATGTAGTTATAATCCATAATCCTGAGTGTTATCATGTCGGCGACGTTCTGTTAAAAGCCAAAGATGTAAGAGAAGATGAATATCTTTCTTTTGGGTGTTACATGGTTGATCGCGAAACTTCAGAGAGTGATTACGATATAAACGAAATAATCATAAATGATAATCACGTAACAACAATGGATGAGAACGGCGATTGGGGCAATCGTAATGGGTGGGCAAATCATCCGATTTATGACCCGGTAGCATTTCATTATTGCTGTGCTTTGAGGACTGAAAATCTTATCCGGTTAAATGGATTTGATGAAAGGCTTGCTTTTGGGTTAAGTTTTGACGATGATTACCTTGTAAGACAAGTGCGTAATTTAGGATTGAAGATTAATATAACTGAATTTCCTTTTGTCGTTCACCAGTGGCATCCTAATACTCAAAAAATGAGCCAATATTATGACTTGTGGAAAGCAAACGAAAGGGTATTATATGATCTTATACCTTTGAAAGAATATCGTGCCAAACACTTAATAACACCTGACTTATGTGGAATCTAAACGTCCCGAAAATACTTCACATATACTGGGGTGGCGGTACGCTCCCGTACATGAGGTATCTTACGGTTAAAACGTTTATTGACTTGAATCCTGATTGGGATGTGTATCTATGGACCCCGATGGTAGAATCAAATAATGTATCATGGTGTTCCGGTGAAAATAGTTACAAGGTTGTTTGCCGCGACTATATGCCTTACCTTTTGAAATTACCGGTTATCCATACGGTAATTGACTTTAGTGAGTATGGTTTCACTCGAAACAGCGCAGAAGTTCACAAGGCTGATTATATGAGAATCACCCTATTGAATCATTACGGCGGGTTATGGTCTGACATGGATATAATTTACTTCAAACCAATGAATGAATTATATGTCAATAAACCTCAGTATGAAGATAAGGAAGCATTTGGATGTATAGCACATTATGGTCATTCGACTGGATTCGTAATGGCACAGCCGGATAGCAGGATGTTTAAAACGCTTGCAAACAGAATCCCGGAATGTTTCAGCCCCGGATCGTATCAATGCTTAGGTCCGGATTTGTTTAATAAGTATTTCAGAAATAAGATCCCTGGCGGCGTTAACCTTTCAATGGATGTAGTGTATGCTCACGATGCGCTTAACCAGGGGGATTTGATTAAACTTAAAAAAGGACGATTTACAGAAAAATCAATCGGGTGTCATTGGTACGGCGGTCATCCAATGTGGGGAAGGTTTATCAGAGACACAAACGGAGGGCTTGAAAATTTACAGGATAATTTGATAAGTAATTTAATCAGAGATGGACAATTACGGAACGCATCAAAAAGTATTGTTTAAAGCAGTTGAGCTAACTGATAAAAATGTTATTGAGTTTGGTGCAGGGGACTTCTCTACGCCGCAGCTTCACGAGCTTTGCAAGGGCAGAGTATTGGTAACAGTTGAGAATAATGCTGACTGGCTGTTGAAATTCATGCACCTTGAAAGTGATAACCATTTATTGTACAACTCTCCTAATTGGATAGTTCCTGAATCATGGGGTGTTGTATTTGTTGATAACGGTACATGGGAAGCAAGGTTAGAGGTTATTGATAGATATCGTGATAAGACTGATTTTATGGTAATACACGACACGGAAGCTATGGCAAACTGGGCTATTGTCGGACCTGCTGCTGCTGCGAAATTTGCAAACATAACCGATTGGCACGTTTATTTTAAATACTTCGCCGAATTCCAAGATAATGAAGGCGGCCCGTGTACTATTTTAGGGAGTAATTATATTGATATCAGCATGATCGAGATTGACGGCATGAAAAGAATTTACAGATGATAATAAAAGATTTAATTTTTGCAGCGAATATTCTACTTGACATTGAAGAAATGCACCGCGACGGCAGTGCACTCTCATTGGATTACATTAGTAAGAAATGCAGAGAGTTCAAGATACCTGAAGCCGAAGCGGATTTGATTAAACTTGTCAGCCGGTGTACTCCGGTTTATAACATTGGAACGGTTAATTATGATTTTGACAGTCAATTGATATAATTTGTATCTTTGCGTTATGATACGTTGTAAAAAAGATAAATGTATCGTCTATTCAAAGAAAGGCAAAAGGCTGTCAGGGCCAATGAGTAGAAAAGCCGCAGAGAAACGACTGGGGCAGATTTAATACTTTAAGAGGAAGAAATGAGCGAAGAAACAGAAGATATACTGCAATTAAACGATAAACAGGAAAGATTCTGTTATGAATATTGCATTGACTTTAATGGAACTCAGGCCGCGATAAGATCAGGATATTCAGAAAATACAGCCCGTTCTATTGCTTCAACTCTGTTAACAAAAGTGAACATTCAGGCTCGAATTAAGGAATTGCAGGACAATCTTGCTGAAACAGCGGGTGTTAGCAGATTGAGGGTTTTGAATGAACACAAGAAACTCGCCTTTTCTTCTATAAGTGATCTTCATAATACATGGATTCAAAGAAAAGAGTTTGACGAACTTACTGACGACCAAAAGTCATCCATTGCTGAAATTGATACAAAGATCAGGTACGAATATCAATATAATCCTGATTCAAAAGAGAAAGAACCGATTCAGGTTGAATACATCAGGATAAAACTGTTCGACAAACAGAAAGCTCTCGACAGCATTTCAAAGATGCTGGGTTTTGATGCTCCGGTCAAAACAGAATTAAAGGTCAATGTTGCTCAATTGCCTGATATAATCATCAAATGATAGAGCAAGTTGTATCAGCCCCACAAAAAAGCATATTGCAGTCAACGGCTCCGATTAATTTATTTCTCTCAGGCGTTGGATCGGGAAAAACTCATTTACTTGGAATAAAGACCTATCAGCTTATCAGAAAGTTTCCAAAGGTCCGGGGCTTTGTGGGGGCGAACACATATTTACAGCTCGTTCAGTCAACTTTATTTCGCATTCGTGAATACTGGAAGTCAATCGGAATCGTCGAATATGATAAAGAATCGCATCCTGAAGGTCACTATGTTGTAGGGAAGAAACCGCCGTCACACTTTAATGTCGAAGGTCATAACTTTGATGACTATTATGGGATCATCTCTTTTATCAATGGATGTGTTATTTTTATCGGTTCACTTGAACGGGCAGCATCACACGAAGGAAAAGAATTTGGTTGGGCTGTATTGGATGAAACAAAGGATACGGACGAATCAGATGTTAAAGAGATAATCATTGCACGTATCAGGCAAAAAGGGATGTTTCTTGTTGACGGTGAATTGTCAGATAAGGGAACACCGGAGCAGCAATATAATCCTTTGTTCATTGCTACATCACCGGCAAAGGTTGACTGGATAAGCACCTGGTTCAAACTCGAAGAATACCTTGACGAAATCACGTCGAAGATTTACAGTAAAACGGATTTCTTTTACAAGCGGATAGATGACAAGTTTGTGTGTATCTCTTCAACTTGGCATAACGTTCACAACGTCGGGGAGAATTATATCAATAACATACTTGCAAACAATACCGAGGAACGGGGCCGGGCATTGATATATGCAAATCCTTTTACGCTTGTCGGGGGAGAATTCTATTCTTCATTTGACCGGCTGAAACACGTTGGTAAATGTGAATACGACAAAACAAAGCCTTTGCATATTTCTTTTGACCAGAACTCAGTGCCTTATAACTCGTGTTCTATATGGCAGTTTGAACGAAAAGGTGAGGTCTGGTATTCGTATTGCATTGATGAGATCGCCCTTCAGAACCCCAGGAACTCAACAGAAGAGGTCTGTGATGAGATTTTAATGAGATATGCGCATCATCAGTCAACAATTTACTATTATGGCGATGCTTCGGGCAAGGCACGTTCAACGATGAATAAAGAGTTTAAACATCACTATGAGATCATTGAGTTTAAACTAAGGAGATTTTTAAATAAGACTTCGGCACGGATGGCCCGGCAAAATCCGTCAGTAACAAAACGTCGTGACTTTATAAATCGTATCTTTGAAGAGAAGTTACCGATAAAGATAGTCATTGATGAAGGCTGTAAGTTAATGATCGCGGATATGATGTATGTCAAACAGGACATTAACGGGGCGAAAGACAAACACATTGTAACTGATAAAGAAACGGGTGATAAATATCAGAAATACGGGCATTGCTCCGATACACTAGATTATCTGATAGTTGAGGTATATAATAATTATTACAAATGAATAAACTCGAAGGATTTCAGGAACTGCGGCGAATTATTGCCGGGGGTGTCAGACACAAAGATTACAAGCGTGTCTGTGAGTTAGCGGATAAGTATTATAAAATGGTCACCGGGGACGGAATAAGTGACCTGTTGGAAAGGATTGTTACCCGTGAATCAGAAGATGAGTTTGAGCAACGGAAGCGACTGACAAACTCAATTATCCCTCCGACGCTTGCCTCTACGAAACTACCGTTTCAGAAGGCCGTGAGAAAAAAGCCGAAGGTCAGGGTGATTGACTGGGATATTGAAAAGCCTGAAGAGAATCTGAAGTTAGTCGAAGATCGCATAAGCACTTACTGGGGTGACGGATCGCTTGAAAAGTTCCTGGAATATGCTTATGTGGATTACAATTATATCGACCCGAACGCTTTTTTGATTACCGAGTTTGACACATTTGATCCGAAAGTCGAGAAAGCAAAACCTTATCCGTTTATCGCTACATCGGAGCAAGCGATAATGTTCGAGTTTAAGAATAACATCCTTCAATACTTGGTTGTCCGGCTTCCGATTTCATGGATTGACAAAGAGGGCAAACCGAAAGAAGGGTTTAAGTACACTATTTATCTGGGTGAGGATAC